TCGTGCAAATTTATACTCATTAGTTGAGAAGGGACAAGAAGCAGTGAATGGTATATTAGAATTAGCACAAGAATCAGATTCTGCAAGAGCATATGAAGTTGCTGCAACTACAATTAAAGCAGTTGCAGATACAACAGACAAACTTATTGACTTACAACAAAAAATGAAGGATCTTGAACAAGATCCAAACAAAGGCCCTACAAATGTAACAAACGCACTATTCGTAGGTTCAACAGCAGAGTTATCAAAATTAATTAAGAATCAAAATAAAGATGATAAATGAAATCTCCAGAACTCACAGAATTTTTTAGTCTTCTCGGAAAGGCCAAGAAAGAGAAGAAAGAGGAGTTTGATAATCTTCTCAAGGAAGCAGACATCAATCTTGATGTCTTAACTTCTTCTGTCGTTACTGGAATTAAAGAAGCAAAAGTAAATATAAAGAAACAAAAAAAGAAAGAAGAAAAATTAATTGAACAACTAGATTCAATAATTGATGTTATTGAAAATCCAAAAGAAGTTAAGGATATCACAGAACCAGCTGTCACTGTGGGTGTGCCTGAAGACTTTGATGTATCAACATTAGAGATAGAAGACGCTGATGATAATCCGTCATTTGAGGTTGTTGATATTATTAAACCAGAACCAATTAAAACACCGAAGATAAGTGATACTGTTGCACAAGCGATTAAATTTATTGAGGAGACAAATCTAAAAGAAGAGATTGAAAGTGAAGATGAAACTAATGTAGATAATCTCAAGGCGGAAATTAAACAAGTAAGAGATATTTTATATAAAGTTCTTGCACATGGGCCAGGATCTGGTGAAGTCAATCTTTTAAAACTTGATGATGTTGATGAAGATAGTGCAAAGGTAGATGGAAAGTTTTTAAAATATCAATCATCAACTGGAAAATTTGTGGGTGCAGATGCCGAAGGTGGTGGTAGTGGTATTGGTGCAAATGATAGTGTTAATACAACTGGTATTATAACTGCTTCACAGTTCTCAGGATTCAGTCATCTGATTGCACCATACTCATCAACTAAAACAATTACAGTCAAGGTTGCAACTAAGATAGATGGAGAACACAGATATTATGGAAGTGGAAGTAGTCTAGGATATGTTTTAGATAATGTTCAATCACCATTCCTTACACTTACGCCTGGTAGAACATATCGTTTTGATGTGTCAGACAGTTCAAATAGTGGTCATCCATTTCGTTTCTACCTCGACGCTGCAAAGGCAACTGCATATACAACAGGTGTTACTGTAGGATCAGGTTATGTTGATTTAGAAGTCACAGACTCGACACCAACTGTTCTTCACTATCAGTGTTCATCTCACGGTTATATGGGTAACTCCATACAGGTGAGTTCAAGTAATTCAATTAAATTAAACAGTCAAGCTGCATCATACTACCTAGATTATGATAATTTTACTAATACTCCAACCATACCAACCAACAATAATCAGTTAACTAATGGTGCTGGATATACAACTTTTGATGGTGCTTACAGTAGTTTATCAGGCAGACCTACGATACCAACTAATAATAATCAGTTAACTAATGGTGCTGGATATATTACAACCTCATTTACAAACACTAACCAACTTACAAATGGCGCTGGATTTATCACCGCAAGTGATGATATCACGGGTAACGCTGCAACTGCAACAAATTCAACACAACTAAACGGACAAGCTGCATCATTCTATCTTAACTATAATAATTTTTCTAACACACCCACCATACCAACCAATAATAATCAACTGACTAATGGTGCTAACTTTATCACTGCGAGTGACAATATAACAGGAACATCTGCTGGATTAACAGGAACACCAAATATAACGGTTGGATCAATTATTGCATCCACTGGAACATTCAGTGGTAACGTAACAATTGGTGGAACTCTAACATATGAAGATGTAACCAATATTGATTCTGTTGGTTTAATAACCGCAAGATCTGGCTTAGTTGTTGGAACTGGTGTCACATTAAGCAAAGATGGTGACGGATTCTTTACTGGTGTCACAACATCAACAACATTTGTCGGAAACTTAACGGGAAATGTTACGGGAACTGCTTCAAATGCAACTCAGTTAAACAGTCAAGCTGCATCATATTACTTAGACTATAATAATTTTTCAAATACACCTACGATACCAACCAATAACAACCAACTCACCAACGGTGCTGCATTTGTTACATCTTCAATTATTAATTCTTTAAGTGCAAGTAATCTATCATCTGGCACAATACCAGATGCAAGATTTCCATCTACACTACCAGCGATTGATGGATCAGCGCTGACTGGTATTGCAGTTACAGATAATATAAGAACTAATACAAATGCAACTTTCCTACAAAATGTCAACGTATCTGGAACTACAACCGCAACGACATTCATAGGAAATCTTACAGGTAACGTAACTGGTAATGTTTCTGGCACATCTGGATCAACCACAGGTAATGCTGCAACTGCAACAAAACTAGCAACCGCAAGAACTATTGCAGGGGTAAGTTTTGATGGATCATCAGATATATCTCTGAACAATAATGCAATAACTAACGGTGCTGGTTTTATAACATCAAGTGGAACTGCAGCGAGTGCTCAAGGTCTAACAGGTTCTCCAAATATCACCGTAACTAATGTCAACGCTGTTGATGCAATTATTAGCGGTAACTTATCTGTTGCTGGAACTATCACATCTTTAGATCAAAATGATATTCTTGCAACTGGTATTATCACTGCATCATCTGGTGTAGACCTTGGAGATCCAGGCATTGTCACACTCTCAAGCGATACTCTAACAACTACAGCCACAAGTGCAGATACAGTTGCAAGTGTTTCTGCGACAGTCAATCGATCTGCAACTTTCCAAGTTCAAGTAACTAGAGGAACTCAATATCACATGACAACAATTAATGTAATTCATGATGGTACTAATGCATTTTTAAGTGAATATGGGACAATTCGCACAGGTGAAATACTTGCAATATTTGATGCTGATATTAGTGGTGGTAATTTAAGACTTCGTGTGACTCCAACATCGACAGCATCTACAGTTTTTAAATTATCTAAGACTGTAATAAAAATATAAATATACTTGAAGATACGATTCATTCATGGCTAAGAAGTGTCCGCCAGGCAAATATTACTGTTTCACCGATAAGAAATGTAAGAAGATACCTCGTGGGTATCGTATAGGAGCTCGTGGTTATCTTGCAAGAGATACAAAGGATGATGATAACGAAACAAAGAAAAATGGTAACGGAAGTTCTAACGGAAATGGGAACGGCGGGAATGGCGCTGGAAATGGTAACGGTAGTTCTGGTAGTAATGGTGGTGGCAATGGCGGTGGTGGAATGGGTGAATCGGTAGTTTACGAAGCATCAAATCCTCGCATACCTCGTAAGAAAGGACAACCAGCAAAATCTAAAAAACACTCTGACTTATATACTGATGAAGATCCTAAAGGAACTATTCATGGACTTGGTTTCAAGGACGTTGCTAAAGCAAAAGCGTCTGTCTCAAAAATCAGGAATTCTTCTCGATCTCATGCTCATAAAATTCAAGCGGCTGTTGCTATGGAACAAAGGGCGAGAGAGATGGGTAAAACCTCTGAAGCAGCAGTCTACAGAAAATATATCAACTCAATGAAAAAGAAAACTAAGAGAATGAATGAATCAGTTGGTCTCATCACGAACGCTGTTGCTGAGTTAGAAGATGGGTTGAAAACTCTTAGTGTCATCACATATGATTCTGTTGACCAGTTGATGCAAGGTATTGCAAAACGCAATGACATATCACCAACTCTTTTACATAATCAATTCAAGGCAAAACACCTTACCATTCCTGATGATTGGGCGATCAGATATCGAATGAACAAAATGAAAGGTATTGAAGAAGCAACAATGACTCCAGCACAAAAGAGAAAAGATACCATGTTGAAGAAAAAATATGATAAGTCTGATATGAAGAAGAGTATGCAGAAACAGTATGGTAAAGAAGAAGGTAAACAGGTTTACTTTGCAACGATTCGCAAACAGGCCATGGAAGGTATCGAAGATGATAAATATAATGTAAGCGAAGAAGGTCTTCGTGATTGGTTTGGTAAATCAAGTGGAACTACCAAATCTGGGCGTAAGGTAAGAGGATGGGTTCAAGTTGGTGGTAAGTATGATGGAAAACCATGTGCAAGACAACCTGGCCAGAAATCAACTCCTAAGTGTGTGTCATCTTCCAAAAGAAGGTCGATGAGTAAGAGTGAAAGAGATAGTGCTGCAAGAAGAAAGAGAGCTGCTGATCCAAATCAACCACAGAAGTCTGGTGCAGCAAAACCAACTAATGTTTCTACAGATCCAAAGAGAAAAATGAAAGAGAATTATTTTAATAAAGATAAAGTGGTCGAAGGATTTAAGGGATATGCAGACCTTAGCCATATGCAGACACCAAAACAAAAGAAAGAAGCGGAAGAAAGATTCAAAAAATTCACAGCAAAATCCTATCGTGAAATGAAGAAGAAAGATAAAATAAAAATTGGTGAATCAAAGAGAAAAATGACAAAAGAAAATTACTTTAGTGAAATGGCCAGGAAGAAATTTGGGTCAGGAAATCCAACTGGTAAGATAGATAAAACAACACAATTGAAGGCGTTAAAGAAATTAGCAGATACTACACCTGTGAAAAAAATAGATACAGATACACCAACTGTCAACGAGGCTAAAGACAAAAAAGGTAAGGGTAGTGGCACGAAAGATGCTTGTTATCATAAGGTTAAGTCAAGATACTCTGTATGGCCAAGTGCATATGCATCTGGTGCTTTAGTGAAGTGTCGTAAGGTTGGTGCAGCAAACTGGGGTAACAAATCAAAGAACGAGGGATTCTCACCAATGCAAGTCGCAGCACTAGAAGCTGCTGGTATGATTGAGATTAAAGAAGGTAAGAAATGTTGGAAAGGTTATAAGAAGGCAGGAACTCAGAAACTATTTGGTAAAACATACAATCGTTGCGTAAAGGCTGGTGATGAGTTAAATCATGATGGTGATCAACTTCAAGAGATGAATCCACCTAAAACTCAGAAGAAAGTAAAAGAACCTAAGTTGCCATTAAATAAACAGATGTTTGATCAACAAGCAGAATCATATGCAAAGGTAACAGAGGGAGTTACTTTTTTAAAAAGAGAGAAGGAAAAAAAAAAATCTAAGTCCGAGTATCTAACTCAAAGAGACGC